CGTGGATCGCGCTCTGGCTCATCGGCAGCTTTGGCAGCTCCAAGAAGTGAGGCGCTGACCATGCCTGCACAGAAGAAATACACCAATAAAGGAAGGTTATGAACATGAGTGAAAAAATCATCGCCTACAAGGCCATGGACAAAAATATGCAGTGCCGTGGCAAGCAGTATGAGGTTGGCAAAACCTACCATGAGGACGAGGCCGACTGCCGCAACGCTGGTATGCACGCCTGCGAGAACCCGCTGGATGTGCTGCACTATTACCCGTTGAGGGATAGCCCGCGCTTTTTTGAGGTCGAGTGCGGCGGGAACGTGGATAAAAGCAAAGAGGACAGTAAACTGGCCTGCACTGAGCTGGCGGTGAAAGACGAGGTGAACTTTGCGGGGCTTGTAAAAGCTACGGTGAATGCCGTTTTTAATCGGGTGAAGGGCAAAGAGCCTTTTTCCAGTGGCTATTCCAGCACGGCGGGTGCCAGCGGCGATTGCAGCACGGCGGGTTCCAGCGGCCGTTGCAGCACGGCGGGTACCAGCGGCGATTACAGCACGGCGGGTGCCAGTGGCTAT